TGTTAACGAGTCCGCGCAGGGTGCTACCAGCCCGCCTGCTGGCTCTATTTCAGGTCCGTTCGGTGAGAAAGCCAAACCTGGCACTGGTATGGCGCAGATGGCGCGCTTGCTGGCGGCGGCGCAGGGTAACCAACTGATGGCCGCGCAAATGGCCAAAGAGGGTGGCTACCCCTCCGATGTGCACATGGCGTTGAACGTGGTCACGGCGGGCGCGGGCGGGGTGCTGGTGCCGCAAAATTTCGCCACCGACATTATCGAATCTCTGCGCCCGGTGTCGATCGTGCGCAAGATGGGCGTGACCAGTCTGCCGTTGAATAATGGCAACCTGACCATGCCGCGCATCAGTGGCAACACCGTCGTCAGCTACATCGGTAGCGACACCGATATCCCGGTCACCAGCATGAAGTTCGCGGACACCAAGTTGTCAGCAAAGACGGCTGCTGCGATCGTCCCCATTTCCAACGATCTATTGGCCATGAGCGGCGTCAATCCCCGGGTCGACAGCATCGTCGCGAATGATCTCACTACCAGCATGGGGCTATCGGAAGACTTGCACTTCATCCGCGCAGACGGCTCTGGTGTGCTGCCGAAAGGGCTGCGTCATTGGGCGCCGGCGTTCAACGTCCTCCCCGCGCCCCTGCTTGCCAACATCACCCTGGAAAAGATCGACCTGTTCCTGGGCGGCATGATGCTGCGCCTCGAGACCGCGAACGTCGTGATGAAGTCGTGCGGTTGGCTGATGGCTCCGCGTGTTCTGCGCTGGTTGCAATCCTTGCGTGATGGCAATGGCAACAAGGCATACCCGGAGATCGATCAGGGCATGCTGAAAGGCTACCCAGTGGGCCTGAGCAATCAGATTCCGGTGAACCTCGGCGCCGATGGCGATGAGACCGAAATCTACTTCGTCAACTTTGCCGACTGCATGATCGGCGAAGACATGAACCTCACCCTTGGTTTCAGCAATGAAGCTTCTTACAAGGATGCCGAGGGCAACATGGTCAGCGCCTTCCAGCGTAACCAGACCCTGGTGCGAGTGATCGCCAAGCATGACTTCGGACCGCGCCACGTTGAAAGCATCGTGGTCGCGACTGCGGTGAAGTGGGGCGCAGGCATGTAAACCCTGGCCCTGTATACGCAGGGCCGCTCAGTTGGAAGGTGAGAGTTCATGGAAAAGCTGATTATCAAATTCATCGGCCCTTGGCGGGGCTACAGCAAAGACGAGCTTGCGGGCTTCCCGGAGGACATTGCGCAGTCGCTGATCGATGCTGGTCGGGCAGAGCTGCAGGAAGCGAAAAAATCCGGCAAGGCCGGCGCCACCAAACCTAAAAGCACCCAGGCTGCGAAGGAGCCATCTCAGCCCGGCCCAGCTGTGGATGCGGCTGCAGGCACTAATGGCGGGGGTGATCCCGCTGCGCCTAGCCTGGATGATGACGAAGCCAAGCCCTGACCATGGCCCGCCGCATCGCCTACACGGGGGCGCCCGTGCTGACGTTAGAACAGGTGGCTTATCAGTGCAGGGCTGAGCCTGAGGATCTGCAGCCCGAGCTGATTGACCAGATCATCATTCCCGGCGTGACGAGCCAGGGCGAGTCGAAGACGGGGGCGGCTATCCGTGAAGCGATCTATGAAGAGGACTGGCCGGCGCACTATCCGTCGGGGCATTCGCTGGACATTGGCCAGGTGGTCGCCATCGAATCCGTGGTGGTGCTGGGAGATGCAGGGCAGGTCGTAACCTTCACCGGTCCGATCGAGCTGAGTCCGGGCGGTAAGGAAAGCTACCTCGCTTTTCCAGGTGGCCGGCCTCAAGGTCGCCTACGCATCCGCTACCGTGCCGGTGTGGATGTTGAGGCAAACCCCGGGGTACTGAGCTGGCTGTTGATGGCTGCCGAAACGGCGTTCACTCAGCGAGGGGTGCTGGTTGTAGGGCAATCGCTGAGTGAAATGCCAGCGAGCTACCTGGACCATCTTCTGGCGGATATCACCGTCCCGCCGAGGTTCTAGCCATGGCTATACGAGAGCCTACCTCCGGCGAGTTGAAACATCGGATGGAAGTCCGGAAAAGGTCCGACAAGCCTGTGGGGCCGGGTCTAGAACCTGAGTTCACTCTTGTCTGCCACCGCTGGGTGAAGGTCGAACCGTTGGGAACCGCGACGTATGCCAATGCCCAACAGACCAAGACCGGGGTAACACACCGTCTGTATTGCCGGTTCATCCCCGAGCTGCAGTCGGACTTCGAGTTTGTCAGCCGCAACCGGGTCTATCGCGTGAGGCGCCCCACGGACCTCGCTGGCCGGCAGGTTTGGTCGGTTGTCGAGGTCGAGGAATTGGGGCTTGCCAGTCGAGAGGGAGGTACATCAAATGGCCAACTCCGTTTCGATTGATGGTTACCTGCACGTTGACGGCTTTGACAAGTTCGACCAGGAGGCCTTCAACAAGCGCAAGATCAGAGCAGGGATGCGCAAGGCTGGCCAGTTGATCACGGGCCGTGCGCAGATGAACCTGGCGCTCGGCGGTGGCCAGGACGGCTATCCAGTCAATCGCACCGGGGCCACGACCGATTCCATCGGTTTTAAGCTGTCTCGCTCAGGGTTTCTGGTGCGCATCGCACCCAGCAAAACCAGCGGCATGAAGGCGTTTTACCCCGCCTATCTGCATTACGGCGTGAAACAGCGCCAAGGCAGTGGCTGGCGTATCAAGCCCCGCGACAACTACATGACTGACGCGCTGACCGACAGCCGCGCCGACGTGCAACGCATCCTGCAGCAGGCCTTCGCGGCAGCGCTGCTGAACTGAGAACCCATTATGAAAATCACGCCTGTGATCGAGCAGTTGCGCGCCTATGCGCCTGGCCTGGAAGGGCGCGTTGCCGGCGGTTTGGACTGGGATCCGACAGCCGACAGCGCGCAGATGAAATTGCCAGCCGCCTACGTGATCGCGGTAGGTGACTCTGCCGACGAGCCGGCCTCGATGAATGTGATCACCCAGGACGTGCGCGATGCGATCGACGTGTGCGTGGTGCTACCCAGCGAGGACGAACGAGGGCAGTCGGTTGCAGATCCGTTGCACGATCTGCGCGCCCAGCTCTGGCGAGCTTTGGTCGGCTTCGAACCAGACGAAGAGTCAGGGCCGCTGCTCTACGACGGTGGGCAGTTGCTGCTGGTCGATCGCAGTAGGGTGGTCTACCGCTACCGCTTCTATGCCGACTTCCAGCTCGGGCGCTGGGAGCAGGACGGCACCGGTAAACCGCAGACCTGGCAGGAAATGCAGTTGGCCGGCCTGCCTCAGCTGGAAGGCATCGACACCCGGTTCGATTTTCTGGACCCCCTGAAAGACCCCAATGTCATCGCCACCGGGCCTGACGGTCGGGTCGAGTTCCAAACCAAAGAGGATTTCCCCCAATGAGCACCATTAATCTCAAACCGGCCCTGGGGCGGGCTTGCCCTTTCCCGGAGAATCCCGGCGAATTACTGCCCTCCGAGGGCGCCGAGGTGCCGCGCAATACCTACTGGCTCCGTCGCGTGCAGGACGGCGACGCGCTCGAGCACAAGGTCACGGATGGCGACGCGATCGAGCAAAAGGTCGTCAAGGCCAAGAAGGGAGGCGAGGAACAATGAGCGTAAGTTTCAGCAACATTCCCAGCGACATTCGCGTGCCGCTGTTCTACGCCGAAGTCGACAACTCAATGGCCAACAGCGGGGCGTCCAGCCTGCGCCGGCTGATCGTTGGCCAGGTCAACGACGACGCCACCGGCCCGGAAATCGGTCGGCTGGTACTGGTGTCGCGTACCAGCGAAGCCAAGGACATCGGCGGCAGCGGTTCGATGTTGTCGGCGATGCACGCTCGCTGGCGTTCCGTGGACGTGGCCGGCGAGGTCTGGTGTTTGCCGCTCAAGTTGACCACCGGCGCCGCAGCAAAGGCCACCGTTGCCGTAACGGGCTCGGTCGAGTCGGCGGGCCTGGTCAACCTGCACGTAGCCGGGCAGCGGGTGCGCGCCTCGGTGGTTGCCGGCGCCTCCGCCGAAGCGGTGGCCACCGCGTTGGCAGCGGCGATCAATGTCGCGATTGACCTGCCGGTAACGGCCACCGTTGAAAACGCAGTGGTCACCGTCGTGGCGAAGTTCAAGGGCGACCTGGGCAACGACATTCAGCTGCAACTCAATCGCCTCGGGCGGGTGAACGGCGAAGCCACGCCGGCGGGCCTGACTGTTGTGGCCTCGGTCATGACAGGCGGAGCTGGCTCGCCTGATGTGGTCACGGCTTTGGCGGCGCTGGGCGACGAAGAATTCGAGTTCATCGCTCAACCCTGGACCGATTCGGCGACGCTGGACGGCTGGAAAGAAACGATGGATGACAGCGCCGGTCGCTGGTCGTGGGCCAAGCAGCTGTACGGCCACGTCTACAGCGCGAAGCGCGGCACCCTCGGTGAGCTGGTCGCGGCGGGGCGCCTGCGCAATGACCCGCATGTCAGCGTGCATGGCTTTGAACGCGGCGTGCCGCAACCGGTGTGGGAAGTGACAGCGGCCTGGGCTGCGCGCACGGCTGTGTTCATCAGCGCCGACCCAGCCCGGCCCACCCAGACCGGCGTGCTGGTGGGGATCGACCCTGCAGCCGCGAGCGATCGTTTCACACTGACCGAGCGTCAGTCGCTGCTGACCAGCGGCGTCGCTACAGCGGTGTACAACGGCGGCAGCTACCGCATCGAGCGGGCGGTTACGACCTACCAGCGCAACGCCTACGGGCAGCCGGATGACTCCTACCTGGACAGCGAAACGCTGCACCAGTCGGCGTATGTGATCCGCAACCTGCGCAGCATCATCACCAGCAAGTACGGCCGCCACAAGCTGGCCAATGACGGCACCCGCTTTGGCCCCGGCCAGGCGATCGTCACGCCCAAGGTAATTCGCGGTGAGCTGATCGCGGCCTATGGCGCGATGGAACGTGACGGCATTGTCGAGAACGCCGAGATGTTCAAGGAGTACCTGATCGTTGAGCGCGACCCGAACAACCCGAACCGGCTGAGCGTGCTGTTCCCGCCGGACCTGGTGAACCAGCTGCGCGTGTTCGCGCTGTTGTACCAGTTCC